ACCAATATAAGATTGATATGTTGAAGTTGTTGTGTTGTAAATTAATTGTCCATTAGTACCAGAAGGTCTTTGAGCAGTAGTTACATTTGGAATTGTAACGCCAACTGCATTGTCGCCTATTACTGGGTTTTTTACAAATCTACCCATAGTATTATAATCCTATAGTCGAAATTGTTGCGTTGAACTGTGCCGCTGAATCTGGTGCCGCAATAAAAATTGCATCAGTATTGCTTAATATCATTTTTTCTGTATCTATAATATAAGTGTCTCTAGCTTTAATAGTTAATTGTGAATAAACCAAATAATTAGCAGTTGGTGTTGTACTACCATCATAACTTGGAACGACATAAACGTCAACAGTACCATCACCATCTGTTTTATTAGTAATGTGTATTACTGTAACTGCTGTATCTGCAGATGCAGTATAAGCCGCTGTTCCTACTCCTGTTCCTACTTGATAATTTGTTATTGCCATATTTTTTTATCCTAATGCTATCGCTAAAGCCGTAGCCTTACTCTTACTTATCAGTTCACCTGCCGTACCTGAACTAACTGCTGAGTTAATGAAAAATAATCCAGTACCGCCTCCACCTACTGTTTTATTGTAGATTTTAGTTACTGATGTTGCTGTTGGGTCTGATGCCGCGGCTGAAAATGTTAATGTGTCATTAATTACTACATCTCCAGTACCGTTTGTTGCTAAAGTTAAATTACCATTTGATGCATCTGATGTTATTGATGTTATTCCTGTTAAATCGTTGTTTAAATTAAATGTAATTGAATCTGCACCAACAACAGTTGTATTAGAAATGTTTGTTCCACCTAATAATTGTAGAGTATCAGCTGAACCACCTAATGAAACAACTGAAGAGTCATCACCAGCAATTCTAATTGTAGAAGCAGATGTGGCATCTACATAACTTTTAGTTGCGGCATGATCAGATTGTGCAGGTTCTGCAATTGCCAAATTTCCTAATGTCATATTTGTAATTGCTGTAACAGATGGAGCATTTGTTGATGTACCTAATTGGAATTCATCATCTCCTGCGTCCCAATATAATAATCCATGGTTTGAAGTACCTCTATTAAAAAATATTCCTGAATCTTCTGAATCTGCAGTAGAGTTACCTCTGTTAACTTCTATAAACTTGTCTTCAATAGACATCGTTGATGTGTTCAATTCTGTTCTTGTACCATCAACAACTAAATCTCCTACAACTCTTGTTGTTTTTGAGTCAAAAAATACAGTATTTGAGCCACTCGCACCCGTGCCTGTTGTTATTGTATAATCACCTGATGTTCGTAAAGTCTTTGCCATTTGCTATTATTTATGTAAAGAAAGGGGGAGCGTTGAACTCCCCCTTATTATAAGCACGTGTTAATCGTGGACTAGATTACGTCTATAGATCCAGCACCTGATCCTGCTTGAGCTTCGTCAGTACCTTCTACGCCTCTTGAGTACGTACAAGTTCCTGTTGCTCCAGCCGCTGTTACATAATGTAAAGTGTTATTATAAAATGCACTTACATAAGCAACAGTCGAATCATTTAGGATAACTTGAACACAGAATTGACCAGCTGTTAATGATGCTGGTGCAACTGCTGTCAAGTTTAACACTTGAGTTAGCGTAGTTGATCCGTCAGTAGATGTGAATACTACTTTGAATCTTCTAGCAGATCTTTGCGAAGAAATGTATGATCCTGTTGTTGTAACTACTGCTTCAGCGCCTGATCCATCTGGTTGAGTTGTTTCAGTACTGAATGCTCCAGTAACTTCGATTCTTCCTGCCGAATTACCTATCCACGTTGATTTGATTGGTCTTCCCATTTTGTTTTCTCCTAGTTCAGAGCCTAATGTGAGTTCTACTCACTACGCGGTTGATTCCGCATAAGTCTCTACTTTGTGTAGAGCTCTGTTTGAACTGTACATATTTATCAATTTTTGGTAAAAATAATACAGCCACAAAAAAAGAGTGGTGTAAAAATTTAAAATAATTACACCACTCTTTGGTCTTGAGGTTAACGTATTTCTAGATTATTATATTATTTTCTATTGTAGATATGATATAAAATCCAAACTGCTACTAATCCGATCAAACCTTGATCTGAAAAGCCTTGCAATACGGTCTGGACATTTCCTATTACAGAAATATGTGGCCAGAACGGAACACCTTGACCGCTGAAAAGAACTTCTAAAACGATTCCTAATGCTATTAGACTTACGCCCACATCAGCTAATCCTTTTGCCCATCCCTTTATTTTCATCATGATATCCATGTTGGACCTCCCTTGATGTAAAGTTTCATATGAAACTTAGAATTATTTAGAAGTCTGTTTTACGAATAAAACTACACTATTTGGTTTGTGCGTCTTGTGATGGTGAAAATATTTTTTATCTACGTACAAAACTCTTCAAAAAGTTTATAATCATAGTGGTTATAATTCCTGTGCCATTCAAGGAATTCTTTACTTAAATTTTTTTTGTCAATGTATTTTTTGTAATCACTATGACTTCTGTTTGTGTTTAGTCTTGGTTCTCTATCAATTTTCAAAAAGTTAGTAATTTCATTCCAGCTTTGTTCAAGATTTTCTGTAGAAAAAACTTTTTGAAAATTATTTTTTAAACATTGTTGCACATTTATATATTTTGAATTTATATCTACATTAGGATCTTGTAAAAGATAATTCTTGTGCAACCATAAAGTAATAAAATTACCAGATAATAGTTGACAATGTTTTTCAAATGTGTCTGCCTCTGCTTCTCCTTTTGACATATCATAATTGAACTGTGATATATCTCTATCTAAAGGGTTACGTAACCAAGTAAAGTGTGTACCAGGTGTACGTTTAGTTGTGTTATGTCCAATTGCATAATCTAATTTGCTTATTTGTTTTTTGTTTGCTCGGTCTTCAAGACGTATTCTTAAAGTGCTACCACCTGTTTTTGGAATATGATGAAATGTGTGATGCATTTTGTTATTTAAATTATGAAAGTACCGCCACAAAAAAAGGCGACATAAAGCCGCCTTTCTTTGAAAAACTTGTAAGCCTGGCTTACTTGAATTTTAAGTTTCCTGAAGTGATCGCTACTAAACCTACGTAGTCAGCCGCATTACCAAGTGAACTTGCAGTGTTTGTTAACTCTACATATCCATATCTTGTTAAGAAACCAACAACCGGTTCGAAAGTAGCCGGATCAAGAACAACGCCACTTGACATTAAAGGAATGTAAGGACAATAGAACGCTGGTGCGTCTGCCTCACTTGCTCCTTTGTAACCAACTAGTACTGAAGTACCATCTGCCGCGTAAGCGTCAGTGTATACTCTCATTGAAGCGTTTAATGTACCAACAAATTTTGTGTTAGTAGGTGCTTCAAAAGTACCTTCAGTTGATCTAGCAAATGCTGATGTTGTCGCAGATTGAAGAATAGTTAAAGCAGTTGGAGATACTACTGCGTAGTTTCCAGCGCCTCTTCTAGTTCTTGTTGCGATTTGGTTTGCTACTCTGTTGATTAACACAGCTAAAGCCGCGTGTTCGTCACCAACGAAAGTTGCAGTACCAGAAACAGCCGCTTGGTCATAAGTTTCACTAGCTGAACCAGCTAATGTTCTTAGTGAACCAATGATTTCTTGGTCGATCTCAGCCGTAATTTCTTGAGCTAATGCCGCCATGATCTCTGCTTCTACATCGATACCTTGTTGTGCTTGAGCATCTTGAGCCGCTTCAAAAGTCCATCTTGCAGATAGTTTTCTTGATTTCGCCTCAACTGGTTGTTTCAAGATTTGAATTGATAATCTCTTACCAGGTGTACCCTCTAGGCCAGCTGTTGAGCTCGCTTTTGGAGTAGTGTTGTTCTGGTTACCAGCGTATGCTTTCGCTATTTTGAATGGAGATAATGCTTCTTCACCAGCAGTTGCATTTGAACTTACTGTGTCCGCATATCTTATTCTTAGTGTATGAATCTGTCCAACCGGACCAGTCATTGGTTGTACACCAACGATCTCGTTCGCTATAACAGTAGGCATAACCCTACGTATTACTGGAAGAATCACACGGTTTAGTGTTGCAACGTTACCAGCAGATGTCGCACCTGCAGTAGCTTGTTCTGACAAATATCTTTTAGTATTTTCTAAAATGACATCCATCGTTTTTTTCTTGTTGCCCGCTAAACCTTCAGTTAGAGCAGTTTTAGTTTCTGCCCATTTAGATTCAAATATTTCTGACATTTGTATCTTTCCCCTTTTAGTTTATATTATATACCCGCCAAATGACGAATATTTGTTATTTCCGCATCTTCCCTTTTCGCTCTGTCGCCGCCGCTTTCAGAAAGAACTTTCGTTTTTCCTGGAACTGCTTTGTCCGCCATTACGTGAGGTAGATACTTGTCAAATGAAGTTTGTAACTTGTTAGTTTGTACACTTTCAAGTAACTGAGCCATAACTTCACTCTTTTCTTTGCCCAATGGTTTGAGCATTTCAGCCATCTTTTCCTTGCGTTCCATCAAATCTGCCTGTCTTTTGGACTCGGCATACGCTGATTCAATCACCGCGTTTTTCTCATCGACAGCTTTCTCGGCGTCTTTTAATTTAAGTGTAGTTTCATCTACAACTTTCATTAATTTGCTAGTTTCAGACTTCTCATTTAAGTATGAATTCTGATACTCGCTCGCAAACGCTTCGAATACTTTTTTACCAAAGTTAACTTCTCTTGCTTTTGTGATATCTTCTTTCAACGTGCTTAATTCTTCAGCAAGTTTTTTATTCACAGCAGATTCTACAACTTTAGCAGATTTTGTTATGAAAGCCTCTTTCATCTTAGCCATTTGTTTTTTGGCTTCGGCTACTAGTTTGACTTTCGTTTCCACAACGCCTTTTTTGTCTTCATGGAATTCTTTAATTTCTTTTGCAAGAGCGTTTACTACAAACTCTTCCATTTTACTAAAGTTTTCATGAACACCTTTACGGTCGCCATGTAGTTCTTTTAACTCTTCTGACAATTTAGTAAGAACGAATTCTTGTAATTTGGCAGAGTGAGCGCCTACGTTTTCTTTGTAGGATATTTTTTCTTGTGCAAGTGCTTTTCTATCTTCTATAAATTTAGAGATCTCTTCGCTTAACTTCTCAGACATCATTTTATCGATTGCTTCGATCATGTTGCCTTTGTCGTGTTCGTATCTTTTAGCAAATTCTTCTCTTAATTCGGCACCTACTGTTTCTTTATTTTCTTTGATCTTCGAATCCCAAGCTTCTTGGATGCTTTTTTGTACATCTTCTGAAATTGCTCCTGATTCTACTAGTTTTGATATATCAAACATTATTTTAGGTCCTTTATTATGTTAGTTAACGCCTCTTTGAGGTACTTTTGAGCTTTTACATCATTTCTAACTTCCGCCGCCAGTCCCTTTGCCATATGTCCACCTTTTGTGTTTAAAAGATGTTCATAAATTGGCGTAGGATAAGCTCCTGGTGCCGAAGGTTGGGCCACAACATCAACTGTTATGATTTCAAAGTCTGAAACTTCGCCGCTACCGTACTCTGATATGTTACCAGAGCCACGAGAGCTAACTCCTAGTTTCACTCCTGATTCCAACATTGTTTTGACAAGTTGGCCCATCGGTGTCGGTAAAATTTTCATTTTACCATATCCATTTGGTCCATCCATCCACATTTCAGTAATCATGTGAGACACACGGTCCAAATTAATCTTTAAATCGTCGGGATGATCTACTTCTCCGAGAACTGAATAACCAGAACTAACCTGATCATTAAGAGTTTTTACTGCTTTTCCTATTTCATTAACAGGATAAACTCTTTCATTGGCATTTTTAATGCCTCCTTGAATACAGATTCCTTTCATGTACAAATCTTTGCCTTGTTCACCTTCGTGCAAGATCTGCATTCTAGCCTGATCATAGGTTAAGTGTTCTCTAAGATATAATGACATCCAAACTCTCCTTTAAAATCTCAATACTAGCTTATTTGCCAGTTATTGGTGATTTTGCTGATTTGTCTGCTTTGTCGCCGGTTTGAGGTTTAACTTCTTTTTTATAAGAAGTTGACTTGTCTTTACCGCCTGTATTTTCAAAGTCGCCTGCAACTTTTTTTGCAGTTGGTGCTGGTCTTCCTTTGTCTTCAGCGCCACTACCAGTTTTTACTGGAGTTCCGCCTGGTTTTGCACCGCCTTTAGTTGCATTTGGAGAAGCTTTACTATCAGCATGATCAGCATTATCAGCAGACTTTTTGATCTTGTATTCTTTTACAGTCTCTTTAGTTGCTTCTTTTGCATCATCTTTGCCTTCTAGTCTAGACATCTCTGGTTGAGTTTCTTGTGCTGGCATAACTGGTGCAATAGCTGTTTCTTCAGCTTCTTCATCACCATTTTTATCAGCCATCATTGCTTCGAATTCTGCTTTTAATTCATCTAAAGCATCTTCTAAATCAACAACTCTATCTTCTACAGAACCTTCTTCACCATTTTCAGCGTCAACTTCTAAATCTTGGCCTATTTCGTCAGCCGCTTTATCGCCTTCGCCTTCTTCATCTGAAGAAATATCTTTAATTAATTCGTCAGTAGCATCGCCACCGATTTCTTCAATTGATTCTTCATCAGTTTTTTCAACTGGTGCTTGTGCTATTGGTGCAGGTTTAGTAAAGACTCCTTCGTCTTTAATATTTTCTTCTGCAGATTTGTCTTCTTTAGTTTCGTCAACTGCTTCTTCTTTAGCTTCTTCTTTTTCTTCTTTAGCTTCAGTTGCTTCAGTTTCCTTAACTTCTTCTTTTTTGTCGTCTTCTTTAGCTTCTTCTTTAGTTTCTACTTTTACTTCGTCTTTCTTTTCAGCAGTGTTTTCGTCTGCTAAATTTTCGTAGATATCTCTCGATTTTTCAACTACGATTTCATGAAATAATTGTTCTGCTTTATCATTTTCTTCGTTGATAAGCAATTCTAACAATGATTCAAATTTATTTGATTGTGTCATATTACACGTGCTCCTATTACGTAAGATTTGTACTTATAAGTGTTTATATTTACTATAAAAACATAAAAACGGCGATATAAGTGATATAAAATGGCGTTTTTGACTATATTTTAATTTGTAGATTAAATTTTGCTAATAACTGTTCTGTGGTCATATGATGCATATTGCCATTCCATTCTAAATCTTTAGGTTTGAACCAACCGTCGGGTATTACTCGATGAAATTTGATATCTTTAAAATCTTGTAGGCAACGTTTGGTTTGATTCATCCAATTACCATAAAAAGTTGCTTCATCTGTGCTTTTTTTGTAGTTACGAGTGTCTTTGAAAAGGTTATTAAATTTATGTCTATTGGAACTTTTAGGGTTTGGATATCCAGCGTAGTCAAATCCAAGAATATAAATTTCTTTAAATTTACGATCACAGGCTAATCTTAATGCTGTTGGTCCAGAACTCCATCCTAAACTGGGTTGACACCATTTTACATTATCTAATATTTTTTGATTTTTATTATATTGTGCATTGAAATTTGACCATACTTCATGTTTAATAATATAATCTGTTTCTGCAAGTTCTAGCATCATTTTAGGATCTACAGCAACTAAAAAATCTGGGGTATCGGTTCTATAAACACCATTACAGGCAAAAACTGTACCGTGTTTTTTTAAATCTTCGATTTGGATTCCTTTTCGGGATTCGCCATTACCTAATACAAATGCTATATCACTCATAATTTATATTAATTATTATGTTTTACTAAAGGATATGTTAAATTAGATTGCTAAATCGTCTACCTGCGGTTGGGCATACATTTTTTGAACAAATTCTGCTTCTTCTTTTTGTTGTGCATCGTGATCTTCTGAGGCAAGTCTTAATAAATTAATGTCTTTTAGTGTAAGACGTGTTTTTCTAGTGTCATCTTTATC